TTACAACAAGCAATACAAAGAATGACACCTTCAGGAGTATATGTAGATGCTGATGGATTAGCTGAAATAGATTTAGGTAATGGTACAAGTTATAATCCTCAAGAAGCATTGAATATGTACTTTCAAACAGGATCAATTATAGGTAGATCATTAACTGTTGATGGCGATCCTAATCAGGGTAAAGTACCTATACAAGAATTACCTGGAGGCGGTGGTAATCAAATACAAGTATTAATAGGGGCTTATAATCAATATTTACAAATGATTAGAGATATAACAGGATTAAATGAAGCTAGAGATGGTTCTGATCCTGATCCCAATTCTCTTGTAGGTGTTCAAAAATTAGCAGCAGCAAATAGTAATACAGCTACTAGACATATATTACAAAGTAGTATGTTTACAACTTTATCTTTAGCAGAGGCTATTTCATTAAGATTTAAAGACGTTTTAAATTATCATCCTCAAAAGAAAGTATTTATTTCTTCTTTAGGTCAGTTTTCTGTAGGTTCATTAGAAGAATTAAAAAATTTACATTTACATGATTTTGGCATATTTTTAGAATTAGAACCTGATGAAGAAGAAAAAACTTTATTAGAAACAAATATACAAGCTGCATTAGCACAGAATAGTATACACTTAGAAGATGCTATTGATGTAAGAAATATAAATAATACTAAACTTGCAAATCAATTATTAAAGTTTAGACGTATTAAAAAACAAGAAGCAGATCAAGCACAAGCACAAGCTGCATCTGTAGCACAAGCTGAAGCGCAAGGTCAAATGCAAATACAAGTTGAACAAGCTAAAGCTCAAGCTGAACAAATTAAAACAGAATCTAAAATACAAATTTCTACTGCTGAAAATGAAAATTCTATTAAGAAATTAGAAGTTGAAGCTCAAACAAAAAGAGAGTTAATGCAATTTGAATATGATCTTAATGTTAAATTAAAAGCAATGGAGCTAGAAACTCAAATAGAATTAGTTCAAGAGCAAGCAAAAACACAGGAGAGAATAGCAGATAAAAAATTATCAGCATCAAAAATAGCAGGTCCTCCTCAAACAGAAAAACCTAAAAAATCATTTGAATCAAAAGGAAATGATGTATTAGGTGGGTTTGATCTATCAAGATTTGAACCTAAGTAAAAACTAATTATTTTATTATATATTATTATGGAAGAAGAAAAAGTAACAGTTAAAGCAGTTGAAGAAAATCAAGAAACTTCAACTCAAGAAAAAGAAGCCGCAGTAATTGATAATGCGGTAAAAGAAGGAGATGTAAATCCAGAATATGGTTTACAAAAAGACGGAGTTTATAAAGTTAATTTAGATAAACCACCAAAACAAAAAGAAGATGCCGTTCAGAAGCAAAGCACAGATGAGATACCTGTACGCAGTGGATCCGAAACTAGCGAAGAAATTCAAAAGGAAAACAAAGAAGAGTCTAAAGAGCCTGCCGGAGAAAATAAACAAAAAGAAGAAAATAAAGGTAACGAAGAAGAACAGAGGCAAGAAGTAGAATCTCCATTAGAACTTGTTACAGATGAAAAAAATAACACTGACGAGGCACGAGTGGATTCAAGCACTGAAGACTCCGAGCCCGTACAGAAACAAGAAAAAATATTACCGGAAGCAGAAACACAAAAGCTTCCAGAAAACATAGAGAACCTTTTAAAATTTATGGATGAAACTGGTGGAAGTCTTGAAGATTATGTTAATCTTAATAGAGACTTTTCAAAGTTAGATAACGTAACACTTTTAAGAGAGTACTATAAAACTACGAAACCACATCTTGATCATGATGATTTAGATTTCTTAATGAATAAAAATTTTTCATATGATGAGGATTCGGATGAACCTTCTGACATAAAAGCTAAAAAATTGGCTTTTAAAGAAGAACTTTATAATGCTGAAAAATACTTTGACAATAATAAAAAGCAATATTATGCTGATCTTAAGTTAAGAAAAGAAAATACTGTTGCTCCTGAATATGTTGAAGCTATGGAGTATTATAACAAACAGCAACAAAAGGAGGAAGATTGGAAAAAACTACAAAAAAAATTTTTAGATCGTACAAATAAAGTTTTCAATAAAGATTTCAAAGGTTTTGATTTTCAGGTTGGTGAAAATAAATATCGATTTAAAGTAGATAATGCAGAAAAAGTTAAAACATACCAGTCGGACTTAAAGAACTTTATTAATGAATACATCGATAAAGAAGATGGATCGTTAGGTAATGCTTCAGATTATCATAAAGCATTATTTGCAGGAAGAAATGCTGATAAAATTGCTAATCACTTCTATGAGCAAGGCCGTGCTGACGCTATTAAAGAAGCTGCTAAGAAAGCAAATAATATTGACATGACACCTCGGGTTGATAATTCAACTATAACTACATCTTCCGGTGATAAAATTAGAGTTGTTTCAGGTAATTCTTCAGATAAGTTGCGCATAAAATGGAATAAACAATAACTTAAAATTTTAAAACATGGCTTTTACAAGTGGCGTTCCTGCTGCCTTACAACCAACTCAGACTAAGGCATTATATAGTGGGAACTATATCGATTTCACTGATTCAAGTTTTAATCAGTGGGCTCAACAATTTTTACCAGATGTATACGAGCAAGAAGTTGAAAGATATGGAAACAGATCTATCGGTTCTTTTTTACGTATGGTATCTGCGGAAATGCCATCTACTTCAGATCAAATAATTTGGACTGAGCAAGGTAGATTGCATACAAGATATGCGAATATCGTTTATTTAAGTAACGCTGGCACAATGCCAACCTCAGGTACAACTGCTGCTGCGGCTTCAGCTGTAACTACTGGTGGTAATATTGGAAACTTTTATGTTCCACCAGCACAGCCAACTAGTTTAGGTGTTACTTCTCAGGGAACAACAGCTGTTAACTTTAGAAAAGGTCAAACAGTTATGATTCAAGCTCAAACAAGTGCAACATCTGCAATTGGTGGAACTGGTTCTGTAATTAAAGGTATAGTTACTAATGTTAGTGGACAATACTTCCAAGTTAAATCTTACGGAGCTGTTCCTGCAATAACAACTGCACAAAGATTTACTGCACTTGCTTATGGTTCTGAATTTGCAAAAGGATCTGGAAACTTTGATGAAAAACTAGATCCAAGTTATGCAACTTTTACCAACAGTCCTGTAATATTAAAAGAGCACTATTCTATTAGTGGTTCTGATACTGCACAGATTGGCTGGATTGAAGTTACTTCTGAAAATGGAGCTAGCGGATACTTATGGTATTTAAAGTCTGAGCATGAAAACAGACTAAGATTTGAAGATTATCTTGAAATGTCAATGGTTGAAGGTGTTAAGCAATTAAACACTGGAGCTACATTGAACTTTTACGATTCTGCACTTACGGCAACTGCTAAAGGTACTGAAGGTTTCTTTGAAGCTATTGAAGCAAGAGGAAATGTATATTCAGGATTTGGAGCACAAGCTGGCGGTGGAGGTGGTGCATTAACTGATTTTGATGCAGTGCTAACACAATTAGATAAGCAAGGAGCTATTGAAGAAAATATGCTTTTCTTAGATAGAAACCTATCTTTAGAAATTGATGACATTCTTGCACAACAAAATGGTGGATACTCAGGAGGTACTTCTTTTGGTGTATTTAACAACAGCGAAGATATGGCATTAACTTTAGGTTTTACAGGATACAGAAGAGGTTCTTATGACTTCTACAAAACTGACTGGAAATACTTAAACGACTTTTCTACAAGAGGAGGTTTTGGTGACATCGAAGGTGTTCTAGTACCCGCTGGTACTTCTACAGTTTACGATCAAGTCCTTGGTCAAAATATCAAGAGACCATTCTTACACATCAGATATAGAGCTTCTGAGACTGAAAATAGAAAAATGAAGTCTTGGGTTACAGGTTCTGTTGGTGGACCATCTAGTTCTCCAATTGATGAAATGAGAATGCACTACTTATCTGAAAGATGCTTAATCGTTCAAGGTGCAAATAATTTCGTATTATTTAAAGACGCTTAATATTTATGTAAGTTTTACCCCCGAGTTTTCTTGGGGGTAATTCTTATTATTAATCTTATTATATTATATTATTATGGAAACAAAAATTAAAGTGCCAAAAGCTGAAAAGAATTGGCAAATAAAAGACAGAACATATGTTTTAACAGGTGGTAAAGCACCACTTAGTTGGACAATACAATCTAAACATACTGCAAGAAAACCTTTATTATGGTTTGATGAAGAAATGGGTGAACAAAGAGAAATAAGATATGCAAGTAACCAAAAATCATTATTTGTAGATGAACAAAAAGGTAATGCTACTCTTGCTCATGTTGTTTTTTTAGACGGTGTTTTAGAAGTTCCTAAACATCAACAATCTTTACAAAAGCTTTTATCATTATATCACCCAAAAGCAGGTGAAATATGGGAAGAAGTAGATCAAGAAGTAATTGCAAAAGATGAAGTTGATACTATTGAATTTGAATTAGAAGCATTAAATTTAGTTAGAACATTAGATATAGAACATTTAGAAGCTATAATGAGAACAGAATTAGGTTCAACAGTTTCTTCTTTATCTTCTAAAGAATTAAAAAGAGATGCTTATAATTTTGCAAAAGAAGATCCAAAATTATTTATTGAATTGTCTAACGACGACGATATAAAATTAAGGAATTTAGCAAATAGAGCTGTAGAAGTTGGAATATTACAATTAACTGACGATAATACAGTATTTAAATTTGCTAACGGTAAAAAAGTATTGACTGTTCCTTTTGATCAACATCCATATGCTGCTTTAGCACAGTATTTTAAAACAGATGAAGGTGTTGACTTAATGAAGTCAATTACGAAAAAATTATCGTAATATAAATGGTATAGGGCGAGAAATCAGCCCTATATCAACTAATTAAAAACAAAATAATGGCAATAAATATAAACGATGTTTATCAAACTGTATTAGTTATTACTAATAAAGATAATAGAGGTTACATCACACCAGAAGAATTTAACAGATTAGCAGATCAAGCTCAAGGTGAAATATTTGAAAGTTACTTCGCTAAAGAATCTGGATATGAGCTTAATGCAAATATACAGAGTGATTTTGCAGATCCTATATTAAATACATCTGAAAGAATAAATGTATTTTATGCTAATGCTACATTAACTAAAAACGGAAATATATTTGAATTTCCATCAAATTTTTATAGATTAGGTGTTGTAAATGTTTCTAATACTGTAGATTCAGTTACAAAAATAAGCACAGCTGATTATGTAGCACATGAGCAAATAAAATATGTTAATTTATCGCCTTTAACTGCACCAGTTGATAGTCAGCCCGTTTTTACTTATGTGGGAGAAACAGGTATTAGGCTATATCCAGATACTATAACAACAGGTGTAGACATAGATTATATAAAAATACCTGACAAACCAAAATGGGGATATTTAATGCCAACAGCTTCTCAAATAGCTTCAGGTGTTCCAAATGAACCAATATATGATAGCACAGCATTTAATCCTGCTACAGATGATTATACAGCTACTGCTAAATCTTATGACTTTAGACTACACCCATCTGAAAAGCATGCTTTAGTTGCAAAAATACTTTCTTATGCTGGTGTTGTTATAAAACAACCTGATGTATCTGGTTTTGGACAAGGTAAAGATCAACAAATTCAAGTAACTGAACAATAATGGCAATATCAAGAAGACCTTTAGATGTAGATAATTATTCTGCTTTAGACGGCGGAACAGGATTAGCTATACCTGGATATTATAGTAGAGTTCATCTAAATGATATAATAAATAATTTTATTATTGCATATGTAGGTGATGGAAAAATTTTAGCAAAAATACCAAGGTATGAAGTTGCTTTTTGGGCACAAAGATCCATACAAGAATTTAGCTATGATATATTTCATTCTGAAAAAACAATAGAAGTAGAATTAAATAGCACATTACAAATGTCTTTGCCCTCTGATTATGTAAATTACGTTGATATATCGTTTTTAGACTCGTTTGGTAACCTAAAAACAATACAGCCTAGTATAAATACTCGTGCAACAAAATCAGTTGCACAGGACGAAGAATATAAATATTTATATGATCAAGAAGGCAGAGTAATATTTAAAGAAACATCAGATACATTAGAAAGATTTCAAAGTACAGATAGAGTATTAGATGTAGATGAAGCTGCTGATTATTATAATGGATTTTATGATAATGACGATTATAGCTATTTTGGCAGAAGGTACGGAAGTGAACCTGAATTACAAAATTTTAACGGTAGTTATGTATTAGATTTAGAAGCAGGCAAAATATTTTTTGATTCTTCATTTAAAGAAGGAAGTATAGTTGTTTTAAGATATATTTCTGATGGTATTGGAGACAATGATAATTTTGATAATGTATTAGTTCCTAAATTAGCTGAAGATGCTGTATATGCAAATATATTATATAATTTAGCAAAATTAAGAACATCTAGTGCTGGTGCTTCTGCTATTTATAAAAAAGAAGCATCTGCTAAAATGCGTAATGCTAAAATTAGACTTTCAAATATGAAATCTAAAGAAATAACACAAGTATTAAGAGGTAAATCTAAGTGGATTAAACATTAAAATATGCCAGAAATTAAAAGGTTATTTAGTGCTAGCCGAATGAATCGAGATAAAGATGATAGATTAGTTCAGCCAGGCGAATATCGTGAAGCATTAAATATAAATGTAAGCAAATCAGAAGGATCTGATATGGGTGCTATTGAAAATCTTTTGGGTAATGAACAAGTAGGTACTATATCTATGACAAATGGTACAACTATAGGTTCACTTAGAGATAATGGTAATGAAAAAATATATTATTTTATTACTAATAATGATAGCTATGATCATTCTAATAGTTCTTCTAAACAACATCAAATAATAGAATATGATCAAAAATCAAATAAATCTATTATTTTAGTAAGTAGCAATGCTTTAAATTTTCATAAACAATTTCCTATAACAGGTGTAAATCTTGTAGACACATTATTATTTTTTACAGATGATAGGAATCCTCCTAGAAAAATAAATGTTGATACTGCAAGAAATGAACCTGGTAAATATAATTTAGCAGCAAACATAGATAATCTTATATCTGTAGCTAAATTTGCACCCTATGAAGCACCTGATATATTATCATTATCAAATTTAGATGAAACAGGTGCTGTAATTACTTCAAATTTTTTAGAAAATAAACTTGTAAGGTTTTCATATCGTTATCAATTTGAAGATGGCGAATATAGTTTATTAGCGCCTTTTACTCCTATATGTTTTTCAAGATTAGGTAATCCTGACGCTATAAATGTTAGTAATATATCTGATTTTGGTGAAATAGAAACTTTTGTTAATGCTGTTAAATCTGTACAATTATCAGTTCCTATACCTTCTGGTTATGGAATTACAGGTGTTGAACTTATATATAAAGAAACAGGATCTTCAACATTATATGTTGTAGAAGATAAAACTGTTACAACAGAATCTTCCATAAACTTTTTTTATAAATCACAAGATCCTTTTAAAACTTTACCGGGTGATCAATTAACAAGAGTTTCTGACGCTGTACCTATAAAGGCTAAATCTCAAGAATTAGCAGGTGGCCGTCTTATATATGGTAATTTTTTACAAAATTTTGATATACCCGATATATCCTTTAGTGTTGTAAGAACAGGTGAAACATCCGCTAGATATGCTACATTGGATACATCGATGTCTGTAAAATCAAGAAGAACTTATCAAGTTGGTATCGTATTGGCAGATAAATTTGGTAGACAATCTCCTGTAATATTATCTTCTACAGGTAATGACACGGTATTTATTGATGCTGCATCAGGCGAATCAACTAGCACTAATGTATTCAACGCATTAAGAGTTTCTTTTTCTGCAGCGGCAGTAGCTTCTTTAAAAGCATTAGATTGGGCATATTCATATAGAATAGTTGTAAAACAAAGAGAACAAGAATATTATAATTGGATTTCTGTACTAACAGCAGGTAATCAAATTGCAAGACTTGGTGATAGTATAAATAAAATACCAAGAGATCAGACTGCTGTAATACCTCCAAGCACAAGCACAACAATATCACCTTGTGATGTTTCTGTATATCCAAAAGTTTTAAATGGTTCAAATCAAACAACTTCTAGTTTAACAAAAGTACAATCAATTAATAATCCCGCAGGTACAGCTAATGTACCAACAGTAACAGATGCTGGTACTTCAGTAACATCTGGTGTTTCTGTATATGAAACAGAACCTGTTGAATCAGATTTAGATATATTCTTTGAAACCTCTACAGGCGGTTTAATATCAGATTTAAATAATGCCGGTGCAACAATAGATGTAAGGTTTTTTAATTGTTATTTATTAACATTTACCACAGGAACTCATATAGAAATTAATAGATTAAGAGCTGGATTTGCAGAAAAAGCTTTTGATGTAGGTGTTAGAGCTTTTGTAGTAAAAGAAAATTTTGCAGAAGAAAGAAGATTTAATACACTTATTCATTCAAGTGGTTTATTTAATTCAAGAACTAATGTTAATTATATAAATCAATTTAATGAATCTGAAGGTGGATTAACAATTTCTTTAGATCCTCAAGATGGTTCTATACAAAAACTTTATGCTGATGACACTCAAATAGTTATATTTCAAGAAGATAAACTATCTAGGTCTCCTATTAATAAAGACTTTATATATTCAGCTGAAGGCGGAGCAGTACCAGTTACTAGTAATACACAATTTTTAGGAACAATAGCACCGTATGCGGGAGATTTTGGTATATCTAAAGATCCTCAATCTTTTGCCGCTTATGGATTTCAAAGATATTTTACAGATAAAAACAGAGGTGCTGTATTAAGATTATCACAACAAGGTGTATCAGAAATATCTGTTGCTGGTATGGCTGGGTTTTTTAGAGATGCATTAAAAAATTCTACTGAAGTTATAGGTTCATATGATGAATACCATGGATTATATAATCTTACTATAATTGGAGAATGTTATGAAGGTGATGAAGATACTAATGTTGCAACCGCATCTGATAATTATTTTACCGTATCATTTGATGAAAACGCTAGAGGCTGGCCAAGCTTTAAATCATTTAAACAAGAAGGTGGGTTAAGTCTTAATAATAGATATTATACATTTAATTCAGGTAAATTATATAAACATAATTCTAATAATGTAAATAGAAATAGTTTCTATGGTGCTGCAAGCGCTGATTCTTATGTGGAACCTATTTTAAATGATAGTCCTTCAACTATTAAAACGTTTAATAATATAAGTTATGAAGGTGATACAGGTTGGGAATTAGATTTTTTAAGCACAGATTTATCAGATGTAGGAGTTGTTCCAACACCTATAAATTGTTTTGATATAACTTTACAAATAACAAGAGCAAATTCAACTGTTGGTGCAAATACTTTAATAACAGGAGAAAGAACAGCAAGAGGAAAACAAAATGATATTGTTACATGGGCTGTTTTTGTTGAACCTAAAAATTCTGATTTTAAATTTAATGTGGTAAATGATGTTACTTTAACTTATTCTGGATCGCAAACTGTCAGTATAACTAATCCTACTGCTATAGTTGATGGTAAATTAGTGTTTAATGTAAGTTATACTATTGGCACATCTAATCAAACTTTAGAGTTAGCAGTTGGTGGAACAGGTGCATCACTTGCATTTACCGTTGCTCTTCTTAGTATTAGTATTGGTGATTCTGTTTCAGACGCGGCTGTTAGTCCTACGCTTGTTGAATTAAGTGCTGGAGCTACGTCACAAGATATAGTTGTATCTCCTACAAATACACATTTTATAAATCCATATAATATTGCTATAGGTGTAAGTGGATTACCTTCATTTAATGCATCGGCTATATCAGGTACTGAAACTATACCAGTAAAAGTTGTAAATTATGGAGGTAGTAATAAATATACTTTAGACGGCATAAGACAAGACAGCATTGCACTTACTATAGGTAAAACATATATATTTGATCAAAGTGATAGTAGCAACAGTGGTCATCCTCTAAGATTAAGTACAACAGCAGATGGCACTCATGGGAGCGGTACTGAATATACAACGGGTGTTACAACAACTAGTAATCAAACTCAAATAATTGTAAGTTCTTCAACTCCAAGTATATTATATTATTATTGTAGTAATCATTCAGGTATGGGTGGTAATATTATAACTACACCTCTTGCATATACAAGACAAACTAATCAGATAACATATAATGTTCCTGTTACGATGCCTACCAATCCTACTAATGAAAATATGACTTTTTCAGGTAGTGCTACCCAATTATATACACTTACTTGGGCTAGTCCTTCTGTTGGTACATTAACAACACCAGCAGGTACTTCAGTTGGAAATGCTTATACTATAAGTCCCTATGTTGTAGCAAGCCAAAGAACTGCAACTTTACGTGTAAATGTAACCGGTACAACAAAAGTTATGTTACCAAGTTCTTATGCTGTTACATATAGCGTAGCAGATACTATAATAACAGAAACAATAACATTTACTAGTAGCTATACTCAAGATTATCATGAAACGGAAATTATACTTCCTAAAATATATGAAAATACTACAGCTACTGCAACTATAACGGGTTCGGGTGAAGTAACAGCAGCTATGGGTACTATAGCTAGTTCACATACATTTAATGCAAGTGGCAATAGTAATTTAGTTATAGGAGATGTGGCTTCAGAAAAAGCAAATATAGTTGTTAAAGCAACACCTAATCAAAATTGGATATATTTAGCAGCAGCTACAACACAAGGTACAGCAGTAAATCCTACAATATCAGGAGCTGTATTAGTTGATCCAGATGATATTAATATTTATGGAGGTAATTATCCTTTTACAATTAATGTTGCTAATAATACAACTGGTAGTTCTAGAACAGGTACAGTTGTTGTAGAAAAATATAATACAAGAGTTACAGGTGTAAGTTCACACACAATAAATATAACACAAAACGGATAATGAGTACAATAATAACATTTCCATTTAAAAAAAAAGAAGGCAAATATTTTGCACCTATAGTTTCACAGCAAACAACTTATAAAGTTAGTGCAGGTGCAGTAGCTGCTAATACAACAAAATTAGTATCAGGTGTTAAGGGTGCTTTTATGAAAGTAAGATTAAAACTTACAGGTACAAATGCTCAAACAAAAAAAGAATTATACGCTATAAACTCAGAAGCAGTTAATTCATCAAATTAAATTATATGAAATTACAAGTTAGAAAATTAAAAGAATCCGATTGGGATTTTTTACCATCGTGGTGGAAAGCTTATAAACAAGATCCTATACCGCGAGACTTTCTTCCAGGTGCTTTTCAAATAGGCAACGAAGAAAAAAAAAGAGAAGGCTTAGGTGGCTTCATGGTGTGTAAGGAAAATGATCCTATTGCAGCTATGTGGCTATGGATGACAAATAGTAAAACCGCAATTCCAGCTGTAGTAATTAGCGATAAATCGTATAAAGATACTGACAGAAGTGATGCATTGCAACTTTTAATAAACTTTACAACAGATTTTGCAGAAGATTTAGGATATAAATATGCATTTGCATGGGCAAAACCTGGTGTATTACTAGAAAAATATAAAAAAGCGGAGTATTATGTAGATGAAACTCCATCTTATGAACTAATAATGAAATATTAAATGGGAAGTGTAGTAAAAGGTGTTGCGTCTCTTTTTGGGGGTGGTAAAAGAAGGCGTGAACAAGCAGCTGCAAATAGACAATTACAGGCTGCACAAGCAAAAAAAGATGCTTTTAAATTTAGTAATGTATATGAAGGATTAGAAGGCCCTCAATTTCAAGGATATGATGCTGCATCAGGACAAGCTGTAACAATGGACCCTTCTGTATTAGAAAATCAGCAAGCAGCTTTAGGTAGACTAGGTCCAGCACAAGGATATGAAGCACAAGGTTATGATGCTGCTCAAACAAATGTTGCTGGTCTTATGAGAGGAGATGATGCTGGTTTAACCAATACGATGGCCAACCTTCAGGTATCCACTGCTGGTGCTGAAATGGCTGCTCAAGAAGCAGACCAGGCTTTAGCTCAATCACAGGATCTTGCAGCACAAGCCGGTACAGGTGCAGGTGGAGCAACAGCTTTAGCAGCTGCAGCAGCAAAATCTAAAGCAGGTATTAGAGCTGATCTTGACAGACAAGTTAAAGCAAATGAACAACTTAGAGCACAAGGTGAACAACAAAGACAAAGAGATCAACTTGCACAAGAAAACTTAGCATCTAAATTTGATTTAGGTCAACAACAATTTAATGTTGGTCAAACGAATGAAGCTAGAAGATTTAGTGCGGACGCAATGAATCAAGCTAATAGATTTGGTGCACAAGCTGCTAATCAATTTGCATTATCAAGATTTGGTGCAGAAAATCAAATGAATCAATTCAATGTAGGTAATCAATTTAATTTTGCAAGAGCTAATATGGATGCTCAAAATAGATTTGCACTTGCTAATATGGATGCTCAAAATAGAGCATTAATGTTTGGTGCTCAGCAAGCTGGTAAAGGAGCAGAGGCTGCATTTGAAGTTGATAAATTAAAAAGAGATTTTGATTTACAGCAACAAAGTTTTGAATATCAAAAATTACTTAACAAAGAAGATAGAGCACTTGCTAGAAAAAGTCAAGCTGATGCTGCAAGAGCTAAAGCAACTCAAGATTTAGTTGGTGGTATTGCAGGTGCTGCAGATGCCGCGGTAAAAGCTTTTAGTGATAGAAGGCTTAAAGAAGATATAAAATTAGTAGGTTTATCACCTTCTGGTATTAAAATTTATAACTTTAAATATAAATTTATTGAAGGAATATTTCAAGGTGTTATGTCTGATGAAATACCTTCTTTTGCTGTTATTAAAGATAATAGTGGTTTTGATAAAGTTGATTATTCAAAAATTGATGTTAAATTTAAGAAAATATAACAATGGCACTAAGTGTAGGTAAAATAGATTATAGGCCAACTGGATCTTCTGAGTATTATAAATATAAAGATGCAATGAAGTATGCTCCAGGTGGAGCGGCTGCGCAAGAAATGTTAGGCCAAGGTATTGACAGGGCGTTTGCTGAAAGAAGGCAAATGGCTTTAGATGCTGATAGACGTAGAATGCAAAGATTAAAAGAAGGTATCTTAAATTACAATGCAGGTCAAGCTATGGCTAAAGACATGGATGATCTAAATATAATGGGAGATACTGCTTCCCAAGATTTTAATCAAATTTTAACTAATGGATCTAGACAAATTGCTGATTATGCTGCGTTTTTAAATAAAGAATTAAAAAGAACAGGTGATTATAATGCTTATTCTGAAAAAATGTCTAAGCTAAAAGCAGAGGTAACTAATATGAAGGGGTTAAAAACTAACGTAAATGCTTTTTTAGATGCATATGAGCAAGGTAAAAATGATGGCACTCTTTCTGATTATAACTCTGTTGAAATTTTAGCAATGGCTGAAGATATGGCTAATGGTTCACCAAATGGTGGTTGGCAAAATATTAACGGTGAGCAAGTATGGAAAGGTAAAACTGTTTTAGGAGATGATTATCAAGTATCAGCATCTGAGTTTAGAAACTTAACTAATAGACTACAAAAAAAAGAAAATATTGATGAGCTTCTTGATCCTGCTTTACAAGTTAATAGAACAGCTCAGGGTAATATACTTTCATTTAATCAACAACCTATAGGTACTGATGGCAAAAGGGGTCAAAGTCCTGCACAAATGGCAGAAGCTGCTTTACAAAGAATGTTAGGTAATGTTCCTGGTAATAAAGATAGAAAGATGGCTTCTTTATTAGTTGATCATTTTGGATATACTAGAGAAGAAGCAGATGCTTTTTTTGATCCTAGAAATCCAAATTTTTCTAAAAATA